GGCGCGTCGGGCAGCAGGCGGCGCAGGGCGGCGAACAGGTTGGTGCTCATATCGGCCCTAGCGGCGTGAAGTTCGCTGCCGTGGCGCGACCATGCACCACCTCCCAGTCGTCTATGTACACCTCTCCCGCCTCCCCAGTCCCGGGGTATCGGATGATGTAGGCGTTCTCGTTCTGAACGCCACCTCGAGTTGCGCCGCCGACCAACTGACTCACCAACAGCCCGTTGACGTAGTACCGGCCGACGTTTTGAGAATCGACTGATATGCGAATGTGGTTCCACGTGTCTGCTAAGTACCCGGAATCAAAATCACTGGCGACAATGTTGTATTGCGCAGACGATACCGAGACGACTTCTACCTCGCTGGGCACCAAGGTGTCGCGAAACATGCGAAGCTCGTGGGTGAAGCCGTTGGCGCCGTAGGTCAGTGTTATGTGCAGGTAGGTTCCCGCACCTGAATCCCGATACACCCAAACCGATGTTTCGAGTAGCGCCCCGTCAGGAATGACTGCTGCTAGAGGGAAAGCGTAGAGCGCAGAATAGGGCCCGCCCAACCGGCAAGACGCCGCCCCGTACTTTGCTCGAACGGTGGACCGGGTAATCCGCGCCGGGAACTCAGATGTCCAGAGCGCCCCGTTGGCCTCGTTCGTTGTGACGTTCGATTCAAACGACCCCTTGGCCACCTGTGTCCCGGACGTGGCGACCGATATGTTGAACGTATTGCTGTCTGATTGCTGTCCAGTCTCGTCAACAACCCGAAGCCTCACGGCCGTTGTTTCAACAAGGCCAGGAATTCCGATGATCGCGGCGACGATCGGGTGGCTTAGCTCCAAGCCCGAGGGCAGGCTGCCGGAACGAATTGAATACACCTTTTGACCTACCCCGCCGTCGACATACGGATCAAGCTGGAACACCAAGTCGTCCCCCAGCGTGAGCGCCAGGTTAGGTATCGGCGCGTTGAACCGCAGCACCCCAAACTCAACAATCACAGGCGCCCTCGGTAACCGCTTGAACGTCACCGCCTGCCTCACGCTGCCGTGCGACGCGCTCACGCTCACCGCCTGCACCTGCCCCCACCAGCGCTCCGCCGGGTCTTCCACGCGCACCCGCTGCCCGACGCGCAGCACGCCGGGCTCGCCGGGGCCGACCAGCACGGGCAGGGTGGCGCGCACACGGGCGGGCGCTTCGGCGGCGGCCAGGATCGCTTCGCCGCGCTGGCGCAGGGCCGGGCTGGCCGTCAGAAGCACGTCAGTGACCAGCGGCGCCAGGCTGCCCCCGTTGGTGCCCGCACGCCGCACGAAGCCCACCACGCCCCCTTGCTGCCCCGCCACGTACACACCCGTGTAGGCGGGCTGGTCGATGCGCTCGGTGCCCTCGACGAACAGGGCGTCCAGGGCGATCTCGACGTCGGGCACCAGCGCGGGCCAGTCCGTCGGGAAACCGCTGAATCGCGGCTGCACCACCAGCACGGGCAGCAGCGGGTGGCTCTGCACCACCGCGTCGATGCTGCCGGCCACCGCGCGCACCACGTCCAGGGGCGTGCCGGTGACGCTGAACACCCCGGCCGGCACGTTCCAGTCCAGCACGCGCCAGTCGATGCTGACGCCGCTGAACGCGTTGGCCGCCACGGCGATCTGCTGCGCGGTGGTGTCACCCTGCACCGACAGCGTCTGCCGCGCTTGGTAGGTCGGGCCGGACAGCACGGTCGGGCTCATGCCCTGCACGGTGCAGCGTTCCTGCCCGTGGCTGCGGTTGCGGGTGATGCTGTCGACCACGAAGCGCCACTGCAGGCCGTTGATCGTGGCCAGCACCACGGCGGGCTGCTCGCCGCCGACCAGGGCCGCGTACAGCGCCGCGCCGCCGTTGGCCTGTAGCTTCCAGAACACGCTGTCCTCGTCGGTGCTGATCGTCATGTCCAGCGCGGCGTCGCCCACAGTGCTGCCGTCGCGCTCGTCCAGCAGTTGCAGGGTGTGGGCCTGCACGCGGCTGCTGAACGGTGCGATACGGAACTGCGGCGCCGGCGGCGTGGGGTCCAGCGGCGTGGTGTCGGCCGGCGGCGGGCTCGGCGTGTACGGGTTGCCCGTGCTGTAGAGCGTGACGCCATAGCCCCACGGCAGCACCATGTCGGCACTGCGCAGCGTGGCGCCGTAGCCCCACGGCGCATCAAGGGCAACGCGCAGCAGCGGCATCAGGCGTCCACGTCCACTTGCAGGAACAGGCGCATGCTGTCGTCTGCGGTGGGGGCGCCCGGCTCGACGGTACGCACCGCCCACGCTTCAGCAGCCGGCGCGGCGGTGTCAAAACGCAGCACGTTGCCCGGCACGCGGCTGCCCGACCAGCCCGTCGTCAGCAACGTGAAGAACGGCTGGTTGCTCAGCGGGTTCAGTGGCGCGAAGCTGGTGGCCACGTTGCCGGTGGCGATCAGGCCCAGGCGCTCGCTGAACAGGTCAAACTGCGTGGCGGTGGTGAAACGGCAGGCCCAGCGGTCGGTGGCCGTGCCCTCGTTGGTCAGTTGGATCGGGCCGGCGTACAGCGCCGCGATCGGCGAGCCCACTGCCGTGGCGCCGAAGACGTTGGCCCATGCTTGCTGGCTGAAGGGGCCGACGACCACGGAACCCTGCAGCGTGCCGTACTCCAGGGCGCGCGTGACTTTGCTGTCGATCGGGAAGGTGGACGCCAGGGCGGCCGCCAGCGTGAGCGTGCTGGTGGTGTAGTTGACGCTCGTGACGGTCGCCAGTTGACGTGTGACGCCGTCCGGGGTTTCGACCACCACCACGTCCCCGTTGAAGAACGCAGGGGCGCGGCCCGCCGTCGGTGCGATGAACCCGCTGGCGGGCAGTTCAACGGGCACGGTGACGCTGCCGAGCTCAAGGGTCGTGCCCGCCGCTGACGCCGTGGTCAGCGCGAGCATTGACGCGGATGCGGCAGGGTTGCGGGTGACGCGGTAGACGAAGTAGTGGGCGGCGACGGTGGCGCTTGCCAGCGATGTTTCATGGGAGAAGGCCGCTCCCGTCAAAGTGATGGTGACTGTCTCGGGGCCAGCCCCGACGGCCGTTACCTCCGCAAAACTGGCGCCTGTCGGGAACGTGGGGCCTGAGTCAAAGCCCCCGGGCGATCCATTGCTGATTCGGGGCTGCGCGTCAACGGCCACACGGTCACCGACCTTCAGTTGGCCCGCCAGCGCGGCGGGCACGGCGAAAACCCCGGCCGCTACGTTCTTCGGGTACAGCCCGATCAACTGTCTCGCACCGTCAGCGAACAGGCCACCTCGCAGCGCCCCCCGCACATCCACCGCCAGCCGCGCGCCGGCAGCCACCTGCACCAGCGCCGCGTGCACCCCCGTGCTGGCCGGTCGCACCACCAGCCCAACCCGGGCGTTGCTGGCCGTGTCGTTCTCATTGCTCAGCACTGCGGCGAACACCTTGCGGTACTGCACGACGCCCGCCGCGCGGTCGCCGGGCATCACGTCGGGGAACAGATTGTTCGTCACCGCCGTCTGCAGCAACGCGCTGCCCATGCGCCCGCCGCCGCCCACGTTGGGGTCGGAACTCAGGCTGTCGGTCATGCGCTCGGCGGAGATGAAGACCAGGTTCGATGCTTGGATGGTCATAGCGTGATGAACCTCAAAGTGACCACGTAGTGGTCAGCCGCCACGGGGTCGGAATAGTCAACGACGGGCCGCGCCTCGATGGCGCCGCGAGCGTGGTCGAAGATGACGGGAACGGCTGTCGCGCCGCGCACGCTTAGCTGCATCACGCGCCCCGGCACGTCACGCCACGCTTGCAGCGCCAGCACCTGGCTGCGAGCCATCCACCCGAAACGCTGGCCGCCCTGCAGAGTGATGAACCGCCCGGCTTGCTTTGCCGCGGCGTCCACGTACAGCGCGCCTGTGAGGGTGTAGTTGCTGCCCTGGGCGACGGGCGGCCAGTCGAACTCGTCCGCCCACAGCAAGTGCTCGGGCAGTTCCAGCGTGGTGGCGTCGAAAATAAGGGTGTGCATGGTGTCGCCCGCTCAGCCGCCGCCGGCCTGGCGGTAGTTCTCTTCGATGATCGCCACCACCTGCTCAGCCTGTTGCTGGCTGGAAGCGGTGACGCTGACCGCGCTGCCGTCTGGGCGCGTGAAGCGGATTTCGTACACGCCCAGCACCGGGGCACCACCAGCGCCAGCCGCAGCGCCAGGCGCCGGCACGCCCTGTCCACGCACCGGGCCGCCGAAAGGGCTGACGGCTGAACCCGGTGCGGCCTGGGTGGGCGGGCCTATCTGGCGCCACCCGCCCGGCAACGGCCCGCCACGCGCGTCCACCCCCGGCGTGCTGAATCCGGTGAGCACGTATTCCCAGTTGCCGGTGGCGGGCCGGTTGACTGCCTGGCCTGTGCTCCCGCCTTCCCGCACTGTGCCGCTGGCCACGTCCTGGAAGTCGCTGCGCAGCCCGTTGGCCGTGACACGCGCACTTCTTTGGGCGGTAGTCTCTGAACTCAGGTTGTAGGCAGCGCGCTGAGCGTCGACCAAGCGCTTGATGTAGGCCTCAACGCTTTCGGTGGCTTTATCCGTGGCCATGGCCACAGAACCCATCGCAGACTTGCCGGATTCACCCAAGTTGATCACGGCGCCCCGTGATTCCAGAATGCGCCGCTGCAACGCCAGTTGTGCGCTTTCGACGTTGCCAGATGCCGCCATGGCGGCGGTGCGCCACTTGCCGTAGGCCTCTACCTGCTGCGCCAGCGATGCCTGCCCGCTGGCGGACACCTTCCGATAAGCCTGTTCCAGCTCTGTGGCGGTCTTGCGCAGTTCGGCTTGGGTCTTCAGACCCAGGGTGCGGAATGCTTCGGCCACGCTGTTGATGCCCGGCGTCAGTTCGTCGGCCTTTTTCTTGGCCCGGTCCAGGGCACCTTCCAGAGCGTCGCCGGCCAGGACGCCCTGCTTGCCCAGCTCGGTGACGCGCTCAATCACCGCCTGCACGGCGCGGTCTGTCTTGGCGGCCGCCAGCGCCTGGTCGATGGCCCCGGACAGCAAGCGCCCGGCGCTGTCGGCATCCACTTCCAGCTCGGCCAGCGTGCGGCCCAGAATTTCCAGATCATTGACGGCAGACGAAGCGGCAGCGCTGAAGCCGGTTTCCAGTTCGCGCACGCTGGTGCCCACGCGGCGGAGTGACTCGTCTGCAATGGCGTCCAGCGCCAGCCGCAGGCGGCGGGCACCCTGCTCGGTGCTGTCGAACGCTGCCCGGGCGTTGGTTTCGAACACGGCCAGGTCACGGCCGTTCAGCGCCTTCGCCAGGGCTTCGCGTACCTGGCCGGCCGCAGCAGTACCGCGAATGGCCAACACGTCCAGCGCCACCGCAGCTGCATTGATGCCGGTCACATCGCTCAGGTCCAGCGCCTTGGCGAGTTTGTCCACCGCTTCAGCCGCCGTGCCGCCCTTGGCCTGCACGGCCTCAAACTGACCCACCAGGGCCTTTGATTCCTTGGTCAGCCCCAGCGCCGCTTCAGCAGCCTTCAGGTTTTCGGCTGCCACCTTGGCCGCAGCCTGGGCCTGGGCGCGGGCAGACTCTGCCGCCACCTGCTGCGCCACGTCCACCTCTTCGGTGGCGATCTTGTAGCCGGCCAGCTTGGCGATGCCCTCGCCCAGGGCCTTGCCAAGGCTTTCGATGTTGGTCACCACCGCAAGCAGTGCAGTGAGCTTCAGCGTCGGCAAGATGGCCGCCAGGCGGCCAACAGCGCCCACCGTGGCCACCTGCGCGGCAGCGTTCTTGCCCTTGGCCAGGGTGTTGGCTTCGGTAGCCACCGTGTCGGCCACCACGGCCACCGTCAGCGCCCTGGCACCTGTGGCCCAACTCAAGAAGCTGCGGCCCAGGTTCAGCGCCGCATAGGCGGCAGCCGTCTTGCCTGCGGCCAACAGCACGGCGCCCAGCCCGTCCAGGTTCTCGGCCAGGGTGTTGATGGCCGAAGCGGCTGCAGCACTGACCCCATTGGCGCGGTCGACCTCGCTGACGTACACGCTAAAGCTGGTGCTCAGGTTCGTGAGCGAACGACCCACGGTGATGGGCAACTTTCCGAATTCGCCCTCGATGGCGGCGGCCTGCCCCTGCAGCGCCTTGATGACCACCTCGGTGGTCAGCGCGCCTTCCTGCGACAGCTTGCGCAGTTCGCCCGTGGTGACACCCACGCCGGCAGCCAGCGCCTGCGCCAGGCGCGGGGCCTGTTCCAGCACGCTGTTGAATTCTTCGCCGCGCAGCACGCCCGACTGCAGGCCCTGGATGAGCTGCGTGATGGCCGCGTCACTGGCCTGGGCCGATGCGCCCGAAACGGCCACGGCCTGGCCGATGGTTTCTGTGAGCGCCAGCGCGTCTTGCTGGGTGAGGTTGAATTCCTTGCCGGCCTGCGCGATGCGCGTGAACAGCGTGCCCGTTGTTTCCAGCGCCGCACCGGTGCGCTGCGCCACACCCAGCACGCCCTGGAAGGCCTCTTCCAGCGCCTGCCCTTCGCCGGTGACCAGCGAAATGCGGGCGCGCAGGCCCGAAACCTCGTCGGCCGTCTGCGCCACGTCGCGCGCCAGACTGCCGAAGATGCCGCCGCCCAGCGCCAGCGCCGCGACGTTGCGGATCTGGTTCAGCTGGCCCTGCAACTGCTGCAGCGGACCCGACACCTGCGCCGCTGCTGCGGCCTGCTGCTGGCCAGAACGCGCGGCAGCCGCACCGGCCTGGTTGTATGCGGCAGACGCCTGCACACCGAACTGCTGAACCTCGGTGCGCACGGCGCGGGTGCGCGTGGCCAGCGTCTGTTCCGACACCGCCAGCTTGTCGGCGCTGAGCCCCGTGCGGTCGAGCGCGCCGCGAGCGATGTTCAGGGCCTCGGTCTTGGACGTGAACGCGGTCTGTGCTCGCCGGGCTTCGTCGCCCAGCTTCTGCAGTTGCCCGGCCTGTGCGCGCGTGGGCTTTTCTACGCCTTCCAGGCTGCGCCGCAGCTTTTCCAGCGCCTGGTTGCTTTGCTCCAGTCGCTTGCCGGCTTCGTTGGCTTCGACCAGCGAGCGCTGAAAACCGTCCAGCGCGTTGCGCTGGTTGCCCAGCTCGCGCACCGCGTCGGCCAAGGTCTTGGCACGGGCGGCGGCGGCCGGGTCGAGTGAATCGTCCAGCTTGTCCAGTTCGGCGGCCAGGCGCGCCACATCCTCTTCGCCTTCGGCGTTGGCGAGGATGTCGAACCTGATGCGCGGGTCAGCCATGCGAGGGGGGCACCTGTGGTGGCTGCGCTCAGTTCAGCGCAGACACGAAAAAAGAACGCCCCGGGCAGCCCGAAGGGGCGCCGGGGGCGAAGGCTTCGTCAGTCCGTCGTCAGGCCGTCTTCAGGCCGCGAACCTCGAAGGGCTCGGTGCGGCCGGCCGGCGTGATCATGGTGCCGGTTAGCGGCACTTCGTTCCAGCCATCGGCCAGGAAGTCGAAGCCGGCGTCGGGCGTCAGCACCACTTCCCAGATCTCGCACTCAACGTCTTCCTGGTTCTCTTGGTTCAGGCCGTCGAACAGCAGGTGCGCACGCAGACTGGGCTGGGTGTTGGCCTTGATGTTCCAGCCCGAGGTGGCGGCGTAGCTGTAGTCGGCCAACAGGGGCAAGCCGACGGCGCCAGCGGTGACAATGGCAGCCGCCAGGGCGCTGCCAGCCACGACCTGCACGAAGCCCAGGCGGGCGTTGTTCATCGTGTAGTCGGTGCCCAGCACATAGGTGGTGGCGGCCGGGTCACTGGTCAGCACCAGGGCGGTGACGTTGCGGTGTGCCAGGCGCAGCAGTTGCCCCTGAAATGCCCGCACAGGCGCATCGACTGCCGTTGAAGCAGACTGCGTGAACGCGGTTTCGGTGCCCAGGAACAGCAGACGGATGGCGTCCTTGTTGGCGTCGCGCAGCGTCATGCGGAAGGTGGGCTCGCCACCAATCGACACGCTGCCGATGCTTTGCCCGTAGCCGCTGCGGCTTTTGCTCAGCAGGCTTTCGCGCTCGGCGTTGGCACGGGGTTCGAATGCGCTGGCGAACAGCGGGCCCACCCAGCCCTTGTAGGCGTTGGTGGTGGCGTCTTTGACGTTGATCAGGACATCGCCTGAACCGTAGAAACCGGCCATGGTTGTGGCTCCTTCAAAAAATTGATGAATGCAAATGCAGACGGCCAGCAAAGTGGCCGCCTGCACGTTGCCGCTTTCGCCATTTCAGCGGCGTCAGTCGGCGGCGTAGCTTTCGTAGTACTCGAACTCGAACGCGCTGATCAGCAGGCTGCCCTCGGTGGCCACGTCGCGCAACTCGGGCTCTACCTCCACCTCGCGCATGGGCCCCACGTCTTCCAGTGCCCTCAGCGCCAGCCGCAGGGCTGGACTGCGCAGGGCTTGGCGCGCCGCGAAGTGCAGCGCATCGGCAGCGGCCGGCGCGCCGGTTGACACCGCCACCGCGCCCACCAGCAGGCGCACCAGCCGCTTTTCGCGCTGCGCTGGCTGTTCCTGCAGGCGGTCGCCACGCTGCGCGATGAACAGCGCCCGGGTGCTGCCGTCCAGCGTGGCGGCCACGTCCAGCGGCAGCACCGGGTTCTGCACCCAGCCTGCCTGCTGCGCCGCAGCCACGGCCTGCAGTTGCAGGCCCACCACTTGCGCGATGCCGAACCACTTGCTCTGACGTGCCATGGTCTCAGGCGTCCGGGTCGGGCTTGAGGTAGGCCACCGACTCGGCGCCGTCCACCATGCGTTCGGGCGTGCGCAACACGCGCCACACCTGGGCGGCTTGCGCCACACCGGCTTCGCTGGTGCGCACCGTGCGCAGCACGTCCTGGGGCTGCAGGTTCACTGCAGCCGTGGGGTACTGCAAGGTGGTGCGCCCCAGCGTGGCCTCGCCGCTGAACTGGTCCACGTCCACCACTGCCAGCACGCCAGCGAACGCCACAGCCGGCTCACCAGGCCGCAAGCGGGTGCAGGCCAATGCGAAGTCGGCCGTGTCGTAGAACACGTCCAGCTCATCGTCGAACATGGGGCACTTCTCCTGTCAGGCTTCAGTCAACGCGCGTTCAGGCAACGGTCAGGCAACGGTCAGGCAACCGCAGCCGTCCACAGGAAACCGCTGTCTGCACCCACCAGTTGCGGCGCGCGCGAATCGGTCACCGGGAAGTACCACGTCTTGCTGTTGCGTTCGTAGTACGGCTCTTCTGCCATGGGGTAGTTGGCGAGTTGGTAGGTGTAGCCGAAGCTGGGCGCGCCCATGTCCTGCATGGCGCGGGTTTCGGTGTAGGCCAGCACAGCGAACGTGCCCCAGCAGTCAGCGAAGGCGCCACCAGCGTCGCTGAAGATGGCGCCGCCTTCGACCACGCTGTCCAGGCCCAACACTGCGGCGATTTCGTCCAGGCCGGCCGGCGCCTTGTTGCGCTGGTCGGCACCGGTGCCGCCACGCAGGCGGCTCAGCACCTGCGGGTTGACGCTGAGCGCGGATGCCACCTTCGGCCCCACCACCAGGGTGTTGGGGCGCGTGCCGATCTTGCCGCGCACCGCTTCGCGCGCGGCGGCAACGGCATTGATGGGCGTGCTGTCGACGTGGCTCCACTGCGATGTGCCGCTGAGTGTGGCCTTGTTTTCGGCCGCGAACAGGGCTGCGTTGGTGGCCAGGTCGGCGCACTGCTTTTCGCGCTCGATTTCCTGCATGCGGCGAACCTTGGCGATGGCCATCTCTGCATGGTCCAGGCCAGGGACGGCCAGGCCTTCTTGCAGCACCTCGATGGGCACTTCACCTTCCAGGCTGTAGTCCAGCAGCGCGTAGGCCTCGCTGCCGTAGCCGAAGCCGATGCGTTTGGTGGCAGCACCCGGGGCGCGGGCGCTGTTGACAACACGGAAGTCATCCGCCTTGAAGGTGATGATGCGGCCACCGCGTTGCTGCACCGGCACGACCGGGAACAGAACGTCAGACACCATGGCCATCTGCATGCGGAAAGCGCGCGCAACGCTGGTAAGAACGGGGTCGATGACGCGGGCTTGCGCCGGATTTTGCTGAGACATGTAATGCTCCTATTGAAGACGTGTTGAAGCGTGTATTGAAGAGAGCCGCCGCGCGTCAGGCGTTCGGGATCAGCTTCACTTCGATGAGTGCGCCGGCACCTGCAGCCGCTTGCAGCGCAATGGCCACCTTGGCGCCGGTGCTGTGCGTGACGGCGCGGCCGTCGTTGGTGGTGGCCACAGCCGCGCCGGCCGCGATGGCAGCGCTGGCTTCGACGATGCCCGTGCCGTCGGTGTCGACAGGCACCAGTTCGCCGCTGGCAGCGCCGGTGCGCGTGACGCCGATGCACACGCCATTGGCAGCAGGCACGCCGCCCAGGGGGGTGACGAAGCGGTTGGCCGTCAGGCTGGCCGCTGCCGTCAGGGTAAGGGTCAGGATGGAGATATTCATTTCACGAACTCCGTTCGGGGGGTTTGATGGGGTTGATCAGCGGGGTTGATCAGCGGGGTTGATCAGCTGTTGATGCCGATGGCCTTGCAGGCTGCCACGAAGTCCACGCCGTGTTCCTTGGCGTAGGCGTGCGCTTGTGCAGCCTGCTCGGCCCGGGTCTTGGGCGGTTCGTCCTTGGGCGCAGGGCTGGGCTTGGCCGCCGCAGGGGCGTCGGCAAAGTGCGCGCTGGCCGAGGCCTGGCGCGCTTGGCCTTCGGCCGCCACCAGTTGCAGCGCAGCCTGCGCCGGCGTGGTGCTGCCGTCGAAGGCCAGGCTGTTCAGCAGGTCGGCATGGCCGGGCAGCTGCGCGCCCTGCGCCAGCACGCCCTGAATGCGCTCGCGCTCGGCAGTGGCGCCGGTGGCGGTTGCGGCGGCGGTGAACTCTTCGCGCAGCTGCGCGAAAACGCTCGGGTGGTCGCGCTCCAGCGACTCACGCGAGACTTGGGGGTTGTCTGCCTGGGGCATGACGTTTCCTTTCTGCTCGGGGGTTGTGAAGTCGTTCGGCGCGGCACCGGCGCTGGCAGACAGGGGGGACAGGGGGGACAGTGAAGACAACCCGCCCAGCGCAAACACGGCCTTGCGGCGCGCGCTGAACTGGGCGGGGTTGGCGGCCAGTCGTTCCACCATCGCTTCGACCGTGGAAACACCGTCCACCAGCCCTGCGTTGATGGCCTGCTGGCCAATGAATACACGGCCATCGGCCATGTTCTGAAGCACTTCATCGGCGCTGGTGCGGCGGTTATCTGCCACAGCCTCGACGAACACGCTGTAAAGGTGGTCGAGCTGAGCCTCGTGGTAGGCCATGGCCTCGGGCGTGGGCGCCTGCCCGTTCAT